TAATTAAAGTACTTAAAGGACCAAAATATCGTGTTTTTACCCTGGAAAGTTTTTTGGGAAAATCAAAAATGGACAAAAAAAATGTCCAAAAATCGATTTTGCCAAAATACTTTCCCCAAAATACATGTTTTGTGAGCATAATTGAAATTTATGGTCTGGTCACCAAAAAAATAATTTTCAATTTGTGACGATAATTTTTTATTATTTTTAATTAAAAACGCTTAAACTTATTTTCTGTGGCTATATTATGGCAACGGATGGCAACCAAATTAAGCAGAAAATCAGCAAAACATACTGCTGCAAAATTTGTGACTACACAACCATGCGAAAAAGTAATTTTGATACGCACAATTTAAGCACCAAACATAAAACGGCAACAGATAGCCACAATACCAAGCAAAAATTAAGCAATAAATTTGAATGTGAGTTTTGTAACAAGGTGTATAAGGATAGGACTGGCCTGTGGAAACATAAAAGCAAAAACAACTGTTCTAAAAAATGTAATACTGTTACGGATTATGATACCGATAGTGATAATGATAGTACCACTAAAGCAAAAACGGATGCGACAACAACAAACAAGGATGAGTTAATTAATTACCTTATGAAAGAAAACCAAGAGTTCAAAAACTTAATCCTTGAAATTGTAAAGAAGGATACATATAATCAGAGCACAACCAATATAACAACCAACTCCCACAACAAGGCTTTTAACCTGAATTTCTTCTTGAATGAAACATGCAAGGATGCCATGAATATCATGGATTTTGTTGATTCTATAAAGTTGCAATTGTCTGATTTGGAAAAGGTTGGAGAATTGGGTTATGTAGAGGGTATATCCAACATTATCGTGAAGAATTTGAATGAACTTGATGTTACTCAACGACCTGTCCATTGTACCGATAAAAAGAGAGAAACAATGTACATCAAGGATGAAGATAAATGGGAAAAGGATGAAAATAATAACAAGATTAAAAAGGCAATAAAACGGGTGGCATCAAAGAACCAACGATTGTTACCAAAGTTTAAAGAAGCCCATCCAGATTGTGGTACTTATCATTCCAAATATTCAGATCAATATAACAAAATTATTATAGAATCCGTCGGTGGTTCTGGTGACAATGATGCTGAGAAGGAAGAGAAGATCATCAGGAATATCTCCAAAAATGTCGTTGTTGAAAAATAAACGCCCCTTGTATCAATTTTTGATTTGATTTAAAAATTGATTTAAAATGGTTCGGTGAAATGATATTATAAAAACAAGATATGGTCAAATATATTTGCAACAAATGTGGAAAAGAATTTACTCATAAGGGCATGTATACAAAACACGCAAATAGAAAAAAAACATGTGGTTCTACAAGTAGTGAAGAAGAAGTTGTCCAGCCACCAGTAGAGCCAAAGTCAGAACCAACAACAGATCCAACAAATACTAAAGACGCAACCGTAGTTCGCGAAGAAGGGTTAGATAAGTTTTACACAATACCATCGTATTCAAAAAAATGCATCGACAAAGTATGCGAATTGTATGATGTTTTAAAATGGGACTTGATCGTTGAGCCAAGTGCAGGTAACGGCAGTTTTCTGAATCAGATCCCAAGCAACAATAAAATCGGCATTGACATATGCCCAGAGCACCCGAATATTGCCAAACAAGACTTCTTCGATTATAGTCCACCGGCAGATAAAACGAATATTTTGGTGTTAGGGAACCCGCCATTCGGCAGAGTGAGTTCGCTGGCAATAAAGTTCTTCAATCATTCAGCACAATGGGCAAACGTGATTGCATTTATCATTCCCAGAACATTCCGCCGCGTAAGCGTTCAAAACAAACTTGACGAAATGTTTCATTTAGTCTACGACGAAGAAGTGCCGACCAATCCCTGCTGCTTTTCGCCGCCCATGATGGTAAAGTGCTGCTTCCAAATCTGGGAAAAAAGGCAAACAAAGCGCGCCCTGATTGACCTGCCAACGAAACACGCCGATTGGGAGTTCTTGGCATTCGGTCCACTGGATGAAAAAGGGCAACCGACGCCTCCAACCGGAGCTGAATTCGCCATGCGTGCATACGGAGGAAAAATCGGCGAAATATGCGCCGACGGATTGAGCGAATTAAGGCCAAAAAGCTGGCACTGGTTTAAATCAAATATAGACACGGCAGAACTAATACACAGATTCAAGAAACTGGATTATTCAAATAGTTTAAATACCGCAAGACAAAATTCAATGGGACGCGGCGAGTTAGTAAGTTTATACACCGATTTCGTCAATTCTAAGTGGTAGCAAATCGCACCAACACTTATCGCCATATTTGGGGCGAATCGCATATTCTTTGTCGTTTGTAGTATCGTTCAAATCCTCCTCCGTTATTGGTCCCAGCTTCTGTATAGTTCCATGCGCATATCCGCCGTAATTTAATATCATTTTTTTCATGTCGGTCTTATTCAGTTTGAAAATGAACAGTTCCCCGCCAGTGGTATCAACATTATCGTCGCTCAAATAATAGGCGGTAAGCAAATATTCACAATTATGATTCATTCGCAATTGAACATAGTTAAATTTGTTGTAGTCTTTCCCTCCCGTCGAAATTTTAATCTCAAGATTTGTCTGGTTGTGCTGCAGATCTCCAATACACAACGACGACTTGTTTTTCGTCATTTCGTATTTATTTTGTATGTAATGTTCGAGCAATGGGCCCGAAACTTGTCCCGACAATTGATTTAATACGCAATATATATGTGCGCATTTAATATCAGGTTCCTTCATTATTTCTACCTTGTGATTGCATTTGGAAAGCCCGAGCAAATGCTTTAACTTTCCGCGCACCTCTGTTGAAATACCAATATTCTCACTAAGATTTGCCATTTTAAATAATCGCCTCGTTGCCATTTATATAATTATAGATAGACACGATTGTTTATTTCAATTTTATTTGAAACGACATGTGAAATTACAGTGCCGCCAACTAATGAATACCCGTTTTACACCTTTTAACATTTCAAATGCTGATGTAATGCGTTATTAATTCGTAAATAAAAGTTTAACGTAAATTATAAATATAATGAACACATATCATACAAACTATGGTTTAGTTACTTTATATCAAAATGAAGTTTATATAGGGAATGAATTTAAAAACGGAGGTTATTGGGACATTGATACATTATTGAAATTGCGTGAATATATATCACCAGATCGTAATATTTTAGAAATAGGCGGACATTGTGGTACTTCATCAATAGTTTACTCTTCTTTTTTAAATAATGAAAATAAAATATATGTCTATGAACCACAGCGAAATATGTATAATTTATTGGTTCGAAATATAAATCAAAATAATTTACAAAATAAAATAATACCTAATAATTCAGGCGTATTTTGCTACGAAGGAAATGGAAGAATGAACAACATTGATTTAGATGGCGGGGGTGGCATAGTAACAAAAAGATATAACGAAGAAAATAATTTAGGATGCAATTTTGGCGGCATTGGATTAGGGTGCGATGGAGAGGATATAAAGTTAACAATTATAGATAATATGAATTTAGATAATATTGGGTTTATTCATTGCGACGCGCAAGGTGCAGAAAATTTTATATTTTCAAAAGGAATAGATACCATAACAAAATGTAGACCGGTTATATATTACGAAAATAATGAATTATATGGAAAATATCTGTACGACAGTGTATGCAAATCATATCCTACTTATAATGAAGAGAGTAAGTTTGACATTAAAAAATATTGCATGGAACAATTAAATTATTCGAAATTTATTGACAAATTTAATGGTGGAATTGATACCCTTTTAATTCCGTAATTTAGGTGTAAATGCGTGGAATGTAAATGCGTGGAATGTAAATGCGTGGAAATGGAGATATATTTAACCAATGATAAATTATAATGATAGAGAAAAATATATTTCAGTCTTGGTGTACAAAGGCATTGCACCCATTAATTCAGCAAAAAATAGATTTTTTCAAACAAATAAATCCTGAATATACGCATCATTTATATGATGATGCTGATATGGACAATTTTGTAAACGAACACTTTAAGGGCGAGATTGCAGAATGCTATAATAAATTAAATATTATTGTAGCAAAAGTGGATTTTTGGAGATATTTGGTTTTATACAAGTACGGGGGTGTGTATTTAGACATGGATTCAAGTATTGAAGCCCCTTTAAAGAATTTAATAAGCGAACAGGATGAAGCGATTATAACAGCAGAAGGTAACCCTGGTTTCTACGTACAATGGGCGCTAATATTTTCAAAACAACACCCTATTCTAAAAAAAACGATAGAATTAGTTGTTAGTAATATAAAAAATAATAAACATCCAAATGATATTCATAAGATGACAGGACCGACCGTATATTCAACAGCAATTAATGCAGTTCACATGGAGTTATTTAATGGGGAAATAATAAATCATGCGCAAATTAATAAAAATACTGACACCACATATAAATCAGACTCAACCTCATACCGTATATATGGTATTGATTATAATATCTATTTTCGTTTTAGACACGACGCTATACACTTATTATACAATGGCAAAAAGCATTGGAGACAGGAAGAACAGGAGAAAAATTTATTACAATAGGCGGTTTTAATTTGTCAAGTCTATTTAATACGATACTGCAAGGCAGCATCTTATTAAATTTATAAAGCAATCTATTCATCTCCAACAATATTTGTATCTGCAACAACAGTGTCGCGAACACGCTTTCTCATATGGTGATTCAAGCAATACATCAATAGCGACGGATGCAATCCATTTACATAGTTAATAACAACCGTATTCGTGATGAAGAGCTTTTTCTCCCGAAGGTCGTTCAGATATGTTTGATGAAGACCATACATGTGGGTTCTATATTGATCAGGGAACTCCTTCAGCGGGCGCTCCTTCTTAATGTAACATGAAATATAGTTCGAAAATAGCGTGTTTGTAAACAAATGCACCTGGTCTCTAAATGCTGAAAACTCGCGCTTGTTCTCAGGGTAGAATTTCAAGAAGTCGCCTACCTTTCCAGCCTTCCTCAAGGACAAGTACTGGTACTGCAACTTCGGCTGGTTTCCACGGAGATTTCTCACCTGCTCGTAAACAGGGTTTCGCACCTTGGCCCGTTCTCCGGTTTCCTTGTTGTGCATGACAACGCCCACAATATCGTATGACGTGTTCATTGTCCCATAGGTTTCAATTAGGCTGGCGTATGTGGTAAGCGGATATACCGCGGGGAACTTGACTGTCGTGTCCAGCGCGCGGAATCTGTCCTGAAATTGCTGCGCATCGTGCACATCTACATAAGTTCGGTCAGGGTCATTATGAATGGCGTAGACCCCAACAAGGTACAACTGAGCGTCTCTAAAAGGCACAACGATTCTGTTTTGCGGGTGTTGAAGAACAAAGCTGTAACACAGCTCCTTTTCAAGGTTATCTAATACCAGGCGCGATGCAGCAGCCGCCTCCAAGAACATTTCTCTAAACGTGAGTGCTCCAGCACCCTTGTAAAACCGGGAAGTAGCGCCAACCGTATTTCGCGTGGCAATCTCCCATCCGCCAGTTAATCCGATGGAACTGTCCCAGAAGACGTTTATCATCGTCCCCTCCACGAATTCCTCCGCAACAACCCCTGGCGTAGTCTCTGCATAGCTCTTAATAAAGTGATCGCTCGGAATAGATTTAGGCGGCGCAAACCCGACCACCTTGTTATTAATATTCACGATTATAGATCTGCACAGTCCGTACACCTTAACAAGGTCGTTGCTTAAGAAATCCTTGTCGTATCTAATTACGCGATAAACTGCATTGCTGGCAGTTCTACACTCAACCTTGTTCAGTTTTAGTATGTTTGGTACACCTGTATTATCATTAATAATGTCGTGGAAGCCTGGGATATCAGACAGGATGTATCTAACGGAGCTCATTGTTCAATATTCATATTTATCGTCTTGTCTTTAAACTATATTTTTTCATAGATTTTAACTTAAGCATAAAAATTTCTATTCTAAATATAGAAACAAATGTCATCAGATGCAAAAAGCAAAAATGAATCAGACCCTGAAACAGAAATAGAACCAGAAATGCAACCAGAACCAGTTAATGCGAACGATACTACATTAGAGCTTCAACTGGGCGATGTAATAAAAATAACAAGCCCGTTAAATGAGCAGATGAATGACCAGACGTTTATTATTGATTATATTGATAAAACGAAGGCATATTTAATTAATGCGGACACAATGACACGACTGCGATTGTCCATCTCTCCCGAGGGCATAATCGG